CCGGAAAAAATTGGTTTACTGTGGGAGAATTAACTGAAAAAACAGGTTTGGCCCGATCAAAAATTCTAAGACTTTTACGAGTACACAAGTTAAACAAACGTATTCAAATTTTTGACGGATATAAATATAACAATACAAAAAGAATTTTAGAAAGAAAAATATGGTATAAATTATGTCTAAATGGATTCAACAGCTAGAAGCAGTAATAAAGAAAAAAGAATCAAGACCAGCTGGTAATTGGAATACCAAACTGGAAATAGGTGATATTATCAAATGCAGCAATTCAAATTGTGTTAAATTTTTAATATGGTGTGAAGAAAGAAAAAAAGTAAAAAAAATAATAGGAACCTCATTAACTTCCAATAAAGTTCTTACCAGTAAAGTTTTTTACAATCCAAATAAAAAAAATTGGAAGGTTCTTTATTGTGAATATGCAAAAAGTAAGGAAAGACGCCCGCCAGGTCAAGGTTGGAAAACTTTTACACAATTATGCCGGGATTTGAAAATTAACGAACAAACAGGAAGACGTGCATTATCTATTTTAATCAAAAGTAAAAAATTAGAAATTTTTAGAGGTGGAATTTTAGATCAAGGCAGTCGTATAACTGCTATAAAGTTTTATCGTATTAAAGAATAGTTTCTAAAACCCGCAAAATCACCTTTTTGCGAATATCCGGACCTTGCAGACCCTTTAAAAACGTTAAAAACTCGTTTAAAACCTTCTCTGGGTCCTGTTTAACAACAGTAGGCATATTGGGAGAAGGGTTTAAATTAGTGTTGGCTTGAGGGCCCAACCCCAAATTTTCACAATAAAGATTTGCCATTTTACGCATATCGTCACTAAGACTCATATAAATATTTAGTAAATCATGATTAGTTTTAAAAATATAAAAACTTTTTTAACCGAAAAGCTTGTTTTGAAAAAAAGACCTGGACCTGAAGGTAAAACCATATTTATAGCAAGCAGTGATCTTACAGATGCAAAAGCTGCTGGTAATGAGACATTTAGCAATAAAGATTTTATCAAAACTTTGGGTTTTAAATGGAATGCTCTGGAACGTCGATGGGAAACAGCTCCTTTGGATGAAACTCAAGCCAATGATTTCGTGAAAGATACAATTAAGAAATTTAATGAGTTTAACAAAGAAGAAGCATCAGCAGAAACTTCTGTAGGAGAATTTAGCGGTGAAAATCTAGAAGATCGTTTCAAGAAATTTGTTGAGCTTTTAAAATCAGGCATCATCAATGTAAAAAATAGCAAAGAGTATCGGGAATATGTTGAGTTTCAAAAGAGATTTCGCAATTATTCTTTCAACAATCAGATTTTGATTTTCTTGCAACGTAAAAATGCCACAAAAGTTGGCGGGAAAAACATGTGGTATCGTCAATTTGGACGCAAGATCAAAACAGGTGAAAAAGCCATTTTAATTTATGCTCCTATCATGGTCAAAAACAAAGATGAAGAAGTTTCTGTTGGTGAAGATCCAGCATCAGGTGTTCTTCAAAGAATAACCAGATTTCGATTGGTTCCTGTATTTGATATAAGTCAAACCGAACCTATTCCTGGAAAAGAAAAAGAAATGCCCGAAGAAATTCAATGGTATGATGATACACCATTAGATGAACGTATGCGTGTAATTTTTGATGCTGTTAAACAATATGCAAGTGAAAACAACATTAAAATTGATATTAAAAGTGAAGATGAACTGGGTGGTGCTCGAGGAGTTAGCAAGGGTGGAACTATTGAATTGATAAGTGAAAACTTGAGCACTTTGGTTCATGAGGTTGCACATGAAATGTTGCATTGGAAAGACCGAGAAAAAGTTCCAGAAAGAAAAATAAGGGAACTTCAAGCAGAAGGTGTGGCAAACTTTGTTTTGAGTGAATATGGTATACCTGCTGAACACACTGAGAAATATTTGGCAATTTGGCAGATTGATCCAGAACACATTAACAATAATTTTAATGTCATCAAAGATACAGCAAAAACCCTTATAGAATACATAAATAATTATGTCGAACAAAAAGGTGCAAATTTATGAAAAATATTAATGTAGAATATGATATGGATGAAAATGATTTGGACATTATCCTTCGGGACATTGTAAAAGAAAACAAAAAGAAACCCACTTTGGCATACATTTTTGAAAATTACAGCAATCTTCTTTCTGTTTTTAAACCTCATGTGATTAAAAAGACTTTGGATGCTATTCCTGAAGCATATGAATATGCTCCAAATGAAGGCGAAGAAACTGAAAAGAAGAAAAAGAAAAATGAAAAAGAAACCAAAGAATTTGAAGATGAGCCACATGATATTGAAAGCGATCCGGAAAGCATGAAAGAAGAAAGCAATTTTGGAAATGCTTTTGATAAAATCATGGGAACATTGAATGAAGATCATGTTCCAGAAGGTGATGATGAAGGAAGAATGGCTCTTTATCAATTAAAAAGCATGCGGGATAAGATTGATCGTATGATAGGAATGATTCAAAATGATGATCAATTTGAAGGTTGGGTTCAAAGCAAAATAACTCTTGCTGATGATTATATTACTACCATATCTGATTATCTTGAAAATCTTAAAAAAGAAGAAGAGGGTGATGATTCTGAACCAAGGGGATCACATGACATGAGTGATGATGCAGAAGCTCTGGCCAGTGCAGGTCATGGAACGGATGAGGATTATGGATATTATGGAGGAGGAGAAGACAACGAAGAAGTAAAAGAAGGTGTGGTTGAGGAAAGACGTTGTTTAAAAGTAACGGGTCAAATGCAATCCACTCGCAAAGACAAAAAGTATATGCGTTGTGCCCGGGTTGATGGGAAATTAAAACGAGTTCATTATGGTGATCCAAAACTAAGAATTAAAAAATCAAATCCTAAAAAACGCAAAAGTTTTCGGGCACGACATAAATGCTCAACTGCAAAACCAGGATCAGCGAAATACTTTAGTTGTAAAAATTGGTGAACATAATGAACTTTAATCAACTTGTAGATTCTTTACTTGAAGAAGCCACCAAGAAAAAACGGGATCGTTGTCTTCGTAGGGCAGATAGTGTTTATGGTAAAAAGACAAGTGCCTACAAAAGCGGAGCAGTAGTTAAGTGCCGTCAAGGAAAGATCTGGAAAAAGAAAAAATGACCAAAGATTTTGATTCAATCATTCAATCTCTTTTGAATGAAAATGGATTTTCTTTGGAAAAAAAGCAGGGACTTCATGGTTGGTTCAAAAGAAACAAAGGAACGGGATGGGTAGACTGCAAAACCGGAAAACCTTGCGGTCGTCAAAAAGGTGAAAAGCGTAAAGGATATCCTGCGTGTCGTCCCACCAAAAGCATGTGCAGCAGCCGTAAGCGTCATAAAAAGAGTGGAAAACGTATCAGTTGGAAAAAAGGCGCTCCATCCAAATAGTTAAATATCTTTATGAAAAAGGGTATTTGCAAACTAGCTCCAAATGAACTGCATAAGGGTGATACCATCAAAAATACCAACCCTAGTTGTAAACATTACAAGAGCAAAGGAAAGGTCACTAAAGTCAGCAAAATAAAAGGTAAAAAGGGAAATGTTGTGGGAAACAAAGTAGAATACAAAGCCACTAATGATGGTAAACACTGGCAAAAAGGTGACAAGCTTGAAAAGACTGAAATTCAATTAAACCGGGAAAGCTTTAAGCCGTTTCGTTTCTTTTTTGAAAAATTTAATTCAGACACAGTAGGATTGATTGAAAAGGTTTATATTGATGGTTTGGGTAATGTGGATGCAAAAATAGACAGTGGAAATGACAGCAACAATGTGCTTTGTGGCATAAACAGTGAAATTATTGAAAAAAATGGACACAAATATGCAAAATTCACAAGCGTAAACGACGTAGAATTGACCAGACCCTTGTTGGATACTGTCAGCATACACATTGGGGCGGGTGAGCAAGAAAAACGTCCCCTGGTGGCACTAGACATCGTTTTTGGGGGTGTATTACACAAGATGGTTCCTTTCAGCATCGGAGATCGAACACAAAATGATCAACCTGTTCTTATTGGAAAAAAGTTTTTGGCTCAATTAGGTATTGTTATTGATGTTAATAAAAAGTATGTTCTGCCTGCTTATGATGAAAAGACAGGGCAGTTTAGTGAGAAACCAGCACTGAACTATGTGCAAAATCCTCCATCACAGGTTGGAGGTGGAAATACTGTTGGTAGGGATGTGGCTTAACTTCTATATCCCATAAGTTGCAGACATTGATTCAAGTTATAATGGTCTATGCGATCCAAAACATGACTGGGAGCATATCTTGGTTCAGTATCAAATCTAAGACCTGTTTCTTCTCCTGTGTTTAAAATATCATCAACAAAATCCATAGCACCAAATTTCTTTAAAAATCTGTAATAAGGATCTTTTTCAAAATCAGTTTCAATCAGAACACTATGATGACAAAATACATGTGCAACCATGGTTAATGTTCGAAAACAACTTACACTAGATGGTGGGTTAACCAACTGTGCATTTATGATGATATGCACATTAATATTTACTAAATATTATTGTGAAATTTGAAAACTGCATTTTGCAAACAATTTCCGAGAAATTGAAACTTCGTCGGATGCGTTTCAAGATCGATCCTGCCATTTCCAACACTGAAGATTTTAAAGGAGACATGAGTTATGAAGGTTATATTCTTAATGAGAATGAAGGTGTCTTGAATATTCTTGTTATTGATCCAAGCAATGGAGTCCGACAAACATATGCAGCTGCTGATAGTGTTAATGTTCTTTCTGATAATCTGAATGAATTTAAGCGCAATTTGATTCGTTTGCTTTTGAAAAAGATACCAGAACAAGCCTTGGAACAAATACAAAATTCTCCAACATTTGATGAAGTCGAACTTATTGCCAAACAAAATGGAGCAAATGATCAGGATATAAAAAATGCTTATAGAAATTTTAATACAGAAAGCACCATTCGAGAAGAAACATTAACAAGAAAAGCAACAAGAAAAGTCGGTGAATTGGCTAAAAATGTGGTAAAAGGAACTTCTGGAACAGTAGCCGATATTGCTTTAGGTAAAGATCGTCAAGCCGGAGTAAAAGGTTTAACCGGTATTTTTGGTCTTGGTTCAAGAATAGGATCAACTCTTAAAAAGCTAGGACCTCAAGGAAAAGCTGATTTTGAATTCAAAAAGGATGCTGAAAAAGAGCAAACCGAAAGCATTTACCATAATGACAAACCCAGAAATGGTGAAAAATTTCAGATCAATTATGAAAAAGATGGAGTCACACATGTTATTACAGGAACCGTTTCTGGAGAAAAGAACTATGGATCAGAAAAATACATTCAATTAAAAAATGCAAATGCAGAACCTGCCTTTGAAGAATTTCCTCGTATAAGTTCAGTTTTGGTAGATTTTAACATAAACAATCCTAGAGCTAATTTTTACGTATATGATGGAAAAAATAAAATGCAAAATAATTTTCAAGCAAATCTGCAATTTGATAAAAAAAGCAACACATGGAGAGTATCAAATGCAGGAAAGGTTTCAAAACTTAAAAAAGAAAATGATGATGAATCTGCAGCTGCTGATTATGCAGAACAAACCAAAGAAGGTGAAATTGTTTGGAAAGGTAAAAAATATACAGTGGTTGGGCCTGAATTTAAATCAACCAACGGAAATTCATATGTGCCTGTGGTTCTAACCGATAACCCCAATCAAAATCCCCTTAATTTCAATATAAATAGTATTAAAAAAGCTAAATAAAACTATGAATACAATTAATGAAAAAAAGATGACTTCATCCCAAAAAGCAAAACGTGAAAAGATTGTTAAGAGCATGAAAAAAGGTAAAAAGGGTTTCAAGGAACGTTATGGAAAACGTGCCAAAGAAGTCATGTATGCTACTGCTACAAAAGAAGCCATGAAAGAAAACATTAAGTTTGATGATTTTGTAAACAAATTACTGTCTGAGAACTACGAATTTAAGAAATAATTTGACTTTTTTTTGGTGGTTCTAAATAGTCTAGATATTATCTAGAAAAAACTAGATTGTTATAAAATATTAAAGGTAATATATAATAATCTAGATAATATAATATAATTTATATATTATATTTAAAATAATATAACAATCTAGAAACATATACCGGACTATTGAAAAAAAACATAGTTAAATAAAATACTACATGATTTTAAAGATTAAAGATATTCTTGCAGAAAATTCTGAAAAGAAAATTACTTCTGAAAAACTAAAAGAATTTTTTTCATTGGGTTTGGAACTTGGAATATTCAAGGTTATTGGAAATGAAGGAAGTGAAATTATTTACGAGACAAATGAAAACAAAACAGCTACAGGTCATGAAATTCTTTTAAATGAAGCTGGAAAAGAAAATCCAATCAAAATCAATATTGAAAATCATGATCTGACAAAAAATGTTCAGAATGAAAAAGGTTCACGACCTGCAAATGTTGGTAATTCAGTTACAAGTGGATTCAGCAATCCTTTTGCAGGAACAAGCTGGGGAAAATAACCTATGCATATAGATCGAATTCACGATCTAGATAAAAAAAAGTTTGAAAATGATGTTATGCATAAATTGCAAAACATTGTTCAAAATCTTGAACCACCAAAACCTGAAATTCCTAAAACTGTATTGCAAACAGTTAATTTTGAAGATGCTATAAAAGAATTGTTACAATTAAATCAAAAAAATTGATAAATAATAGTAGATGTCAAAAAAGAACAGACAGGCAAAAAAGCCTGCTAAATTGGCTCGTGATGAAGATGGTATAATAAAACCTGATATATTCTTAAATTTTAGAATAGATCAAAAATTTCATTTAAACGAACACCATAAAGCTTTTGTTGAAAAAGCAACAGAAGATGATTCACAGATACTTTTCTGTGACGGACCTGCTGGTTCAAGCAAAACTTATCTGGCCGTTTTTGTTGCCCTAAGCATGTTAAGAGACAAAAAGATTGATGAAATTGTTTATATAAGAAGCATTGTAGAATCTGCCACAAGAAAACTGGGAAGCTTGCCCGGTGAAGTGGATGAAAAATTCAAACCCTGGAGCATTCCTTTGATTGAAAAATGTGATGAACTTGTTGGTAAACAAATCACAGAAATGTTGTTTCAAAGCAATTATCTCAAAAGCATACCAGTAAACTTTTTACGGGGATCCACGTTTTCAGATAATGTTGTTATTGTGGACGAAGCTCAAAATCTTGAACACAGTGAATTGGTGACAATTTTGACAAGATATGGTAAAAATTGCAAATTGTTTATAATTGGAGACAGTCTTCAATCTGACATTCAGAAATCCGGTTTCGAAAAAATAATGAAAGCATTTGATACTGATGACAGCAAAAGAAACGGAATACACGCTTTTCATTTCAGCGAGGAAGATATTACCAGAAGCAAGCTTTTAAAGTTTATTGTGAAAGTAATAGCTTCAATTAAATCAAAATAAACATATTGAATTTTCAACCCATAAGGTAAAATAATCTTATGCGAGTAGCTGTAAGCGGAGCTGGACGAATGGGTAAAACTACATTTGTTAATGATTTTATAAAAAATTGGCCATCTTATAAAACACCAGAAAAAACATATAGGAATTTGATTGAAGAAGACAAGCACAGCGAAAAAACCAATGGAAAGTCTCAATTAAAATACTTGGATGCATTGGTAAAGCAGGTGGAAGGATATCAAAGAAATGATAATGTGATTCATGATCGTTGTCCTCTGGATAATCTTGTTTACAGCATGTGGGCATATGACAAAGGTAATAAAGGTTGTGATGCCATCATGATGGAGCGGACAATAGGAACTGTTAAAGAAAGCATGAAGAATTTGGATATTATTTTTATAATAACCACAAGTCCCATGAATAAAATTGTTCTGCGTGAAGATGATACAAAAAAAGATTTTAAATATTTGGAAGAAATAGATAATATATTTAAAGAGATTTTTACAAGATATACCAAAGATGGTTGCCACGCTTTTTTTCCAAAAGATGATATGCCTGCTCTTATTGATTTGCATGGCAATCCCCAGGAGCGAATAGCTCTTGCCAAAATGTATATTACTCCTGAAGGAGGCACTTATGGCGAGGATCAAACAGTTTTGAATACTGATGAAATGCTTAAAATGCATGAACTTCTTGGAATTCAAAAAGATGCATTGCAGCAGGAAAATAAAGAAAAAGATTTATATAAAAAATTCGGTCTTTAATATTTTGTTCATTTTTTGTAAATATTACAAATGGGTCTAATTGTAAATTTTAGTGATTTTGAAAATATATCAGCTGCCGGACTTGGTAGTGAGGATTATCTTATAGGTTATAGACCAGGTCCAAACAGGGAAATTCGCATGACCATAAGCGAATTCTTTTCATTTTTCCAAGCAGCAACAGGAAACAGTACTTACGTTATTGTAAAATCAAACAGCGCTTCATGGAACAGTGCATACTCAACTGTAAATTCACTTAGTGATACTTGGGAAGAAAGCATTTTTATAACACCATTGCAAGCTGCATCAGCTTCATGGAACAGTGTATATAATTCAGTACAAAATACTTCAGGTAATTGGGACAATACTTACATCACTACAGGTGCCAATAGCGGACATTGGGAAGAAACATATAATTTTGTAACTGATGGTAAATCTTATTGGGATGAAGCATATACAAATTTGGTAACCAACAGTGCTGCTTATTTGTTAAGTGGCACTGAGGTTAATCTGGGTGATATCCCAACACTATCTGCCAGCTGGAACAGTGTTTATAGCACCACTCAAACTAATAGCTCCACTTGGACCAATGCTTATACCAATTTGATTAACAACAGTTCA